GAGGAGAAGAAAACGGTAAAACACGCCGGTGACGAGCCTGACAAGAAAATGGACATCGACGATGACGAGTTCGAAAAGGTGCTTGATTCCCTTACTGATGAACAGAAAGTGGCAGTCGGGTTCTTAATCGAGCAGGTCCTGGCTGACGGTGATGTTAAGAAAGATACTAAGAAGGATGACGCGGATTCTGATGACGAAGAAGACGAGGAAGAGGAAGAACCCGCTACTAAGAAAAAAGGAGAAACAGAAATGAAGCATAACGTCTTTGAAGGCGACAACAACTCTGTAGTTCATGGCGACATTCGTGGACTGTTCAACGCAGCTATTGGTGATCTTAAGAGATACGGCAGCCTGAAAGACGCTGTGGTAGCTCATGCCTCCGATTTCGGCTACGATGACATCGAGGACACCATTGCTCACTCTGGCGATGACACGCCTCACGTTCCGGCCACTTACGGCGTCGACTACGTAGATTACCTGTTCCCGGACTACCAGTCCATGACTCCCGTTCCCCGCTTTATTCAGCGAGACAACGGTTGGGTCGACAAGTTCATGAACGCTACCCACAAGTCCCCCTTCTCCAGGGTTAAATCTGTCTTCGCCAACATCACCGCTGACGAAGCCAGGGCCAAGGGTTACGTGAAAGGTAAGAAGAAGATTGACGAGGTCTTCACCCTGCTGAAGAGGACGACCGACCCGCAGACCATCTACAAGAAGCAGAAGATGGATAAGGATGACATCAACGACATCACCAGCTTCGACGTTGTTGTTTGGATGAAGCAGGAGATGCAGCTGATGCTCCGTGAGGAAACGGCTCGTGCTGCCCTGGTCGGCGATGGCAGGTCCGCTTCCAGCGACGACAAGATCAGCGAGCTTCACATCCGCCCGATTTATACTGACGACGACCTGTATTCCATTAAGGGTATCATCAACGTTGCCAACAACGCCACTGATGACGACAAGGCTAAGGCGTTTATCCGCAAGGCCATCCAGATGCGTAAGGACTATAAGGGCTCCGGTAACCCGACTCTGTTCACCACCGCTGATACCCTGACTTCCATGCTTCTGCTTGAGGACGGCCTGGGTCGTGCTCTGTACGCTACTGAAGCCGAGCTGGCTACTAAGCTGCGCGTGAACGAAATCGTCGAGGTCCCGGTTATGGAGAACCTGACTCGCTCTTCCGGCGGCAAGACCTATCAGCTGGCTGGCATCATCGTGAATCCGGTCGACTACAACTTCGGTGCTGATAAGGGTGGCCAGACCTCCTTCTTCGAGGATTTCGACATTGACTACAATCAGCAGAAGTACCTGCTTGAGACCCGCCTGTCTGGTGCGCTTACTGTCCCGTATTCTGCCATCGTTCTGGAGTATGTGCTTGGCGGCTCTAGCTCGACGACTGAACCGGAAGACCCTGAGAATCCGTGATCCCCGTTTTGACAGATAATTCAAAATAAACAACTACGGAGGTATCTGGCATGGCGAAATGGTTCGGTAAAATCGGGTTCGGCGAGGACGAAGCGGTTGACGATTATGGAGTGTGGAAGCCCAGCCTGACGTATAAGGAGTATTATGGAGACTTGTTAAAAGACTACCATAAACGAGATAGCACATCCAACGTCAATGACAATTTGAGCCTTGGCAACTCGATAAGCATTCTGGCCGATCCATACGTCAGCCAGAACCTTGGTAAGATTCGATGCGTTGAATACGGCGGGACATACTGGAAGGTGACGAGCGTTGACGTCCAGTATCCCCGCCTTGTTTTATCTGTCGGACCTGTTTACAACATTGGAAGTACAGGAGGTGCCGGATGACAATAAAAGAGCGACGGCACGAGCTCCATAACAAGCTCAAAGAAGTTTTCGGCAGTAACAACATTTACTTTCAACCACCAGAAAATGTTCGCTTGAAATATCCCTGCATTGTGTATACACGCGGAAGCATCAATGATGTTCCAGCAGACAATCGAGATTATACTCGACGAGTCAGATACACTCTAACCCTAATCGGCGAAGACCCGGACTCTGACATGGTTGATAAACTTCTTGAACAACTTCCTTATTGTTCGTATGATCGTTACTTCGTCGCTGACAATTTGAGTCACGACGTTTTCACACTTTTCTATTAAATGGAGGAACCCTCTATGTCTAAACTTACTTGGGATGGCACTGGCGAGCGTCTTTATGAGACCGGTATCGACCATGTGGTTCTGTATAAAGCTGTTACAAACGATTCCGAACAGCTGACCGGCCTCGGCGCTGACATTGAAGTAGGCCCCTATGGCCAGGGTGTTGCCTGGAACGGTGTCAGTAAAATCAATGAATCCCCTGATGGTGCTGACCCCAACGCTATTTACGCCGACAACATCAAGTATGTCGAGCTGGTCGGCACTGAGGATTTTAAGGCGACGATCGAGGCTTACACCTGCCCTGATGAGTTCTTCGAGTGCGATGGAACGGCGGCCCTTGTTGAGGGCGCATACATCGGCCAGCAGAAGCGTGTCGGTTTTGGCCTGTCTTACCGGACTCTTATCGGCAACGACACAGAGTATGAAGAACACGGCTACAAGCTGCACCTCGTTTATGGCTGCAAGGCCGCTACTGCTGATCGCGATTACGAAACCGTTAACGACAGCCCGGATGCTATGACTCTGTCCTGGGAAATCTCCACTACCCCGGTTGAGATTCCGATTGCCGGCCGTCGTCCTACTGCCCACATCTGGTTTGATAGCACGAAGCTGGCCCCGGCTAAGCTCACCGCCATCGAAAACATCCTCTACGGCACTGACAGCACTCCGGCAAGACTCCCGCAGCCTAGCGAACTGGTGAAGATCCTTACCGCTGCGTGATATGATTCGGGAGACCACTCCCTGACAGTATAAGAAGGCGGCCTATAGAGCATTTCAGCAGTTGACTTGCTCTTTAGGTCGCTTTGACTAATATCGCTCTTTTTTCTTTGAATATCTGTTGCAATGTGACCAAAACTACGATAGAATAGATGTAGCTGTCATTGACATGACAAAGGAAAGGAGCGAGTTGATATGAGGATGATACCGTTTGAGTGCCCGAACTGTGGTGCTCAGTTAAACGTCGTTGAAGGCAAAACCCATATGAAATGCGGATGGTGCGGCAGCGACATCATGCTTAGGCCGGACGGTAACGGGGTGAAAGCAAGTCTTAACATTAATGTGAATGTTAACGTCGACCGAGATGAAGCGAGGATACATGAGATAGACGCTAAAGAGCGTAGTGATAAACGGGAACACGATTTAGATTCGTTTGTTACTAAGTTGCATCTGATTGTTCCATTGGTAATTGCTGCTATTGGCGCTATATTGGCTGCCGTCTTCTTTACCGTTTACGCAATTACCGAAAATGAAGGGTACGCTTCAGTCGGTGCGCTTGGTCTTATAGTCTTTGTTTATAGTCTCTTGTTTTTCGCTGCCAACGATGGCAACAAAAAACGCTAGACTTAGCAACGTATTGCTACTATTAGAGCTTTCTTTTAAGAAGGCTCTTTTTTATTGTTCTGAAAGGAGAAAACATACATGGTTAAGAAAACTATCGAGTACGATTCGTTTGAGGGTAAGAAACTTGTTGACACCTTCTATTTTAATCTCACTCCGGTTGAAGTCGCGGAACTTAACGAAGAGATTCCCGGTGGCATTGACCACTTCAAGGACGTGTTAAACGATAACCCGGAGCTCATTGTCGTTATGAAGCTCTTTAAAACACTTATTGGAAAAGCTGTTGCCCGCAAGCAGGGCGACCGCATCATTAAGCCGAGCACCCTTGCTGACGAGTTTGTTGCGACAGAAGCGTACTCCAATCTGTTCTTTGAGCTTTGGAGCGATGCTAACAAGATGACTGATTTCCTGAACGGCCTGGTTCCCGCAGCCGCTAGAGCACGAGTAGACATGGCACAGACGGCACCCAAGGAGGAACCTGCCGCTATTGAAGCGAAACCGGCTGAAAGCAATGCCTAAGGAAATCACTATTCCAGCGTGTGAGGAATTATGGGACCCAGTTAGGGAAACGTTTGTGTCAAGCGATGCTACTAAGATTCTTATAGAGCATTCCCTGATTTCGGTATCTAAGTGGGAAGCCAAGTATTGCCGGCCGTTTCTGTCGGAAAAAGGTCCTCAGCAACCGGAAGAGATACTTGACTATATCCGTTTTATGACTCTCACACGCAATGTCGATCCGACGGCGTACTATCGAATCGACGAATCGACGATGAAAGAGATTTTGGCGTACATAGAAGCGCCGATGACCGCTACTCGAATTACAAGACGCAATCGAGTAACGAATAGACGCATAATCACTTCCGAAGTCATCTACTACTACATGGTTGAACTTGGCATTCCTTTTGAATGCGAGCGTTGGCCTTTGAATCGCCTCATGACCCTCATTGACGTATGTAATGAGAAGCAGGGTCCGAAGCAGAAGATGTCTAAGAGTGAGATTGCAAGACAGAACCGAGCCCTTAACGAGGCTAGACGTAAGAAGACTGGCACACGCGGGTAGGAGATGTTGAAATGAATAAAGAGAACATGACTGTGCTGTCGAATATCATCGCAGCAGTTGAATCAGGAGGCCAAGTGTACGGTAATAAAGATTATTCGTGCTATGTGCCTCCTTTTGCTAATTCTGACGTAGAGTATACGATTACGTTGGGGTGGGCTCAGAATTTTGGAAACGAAGCTCAGGTTCTTATCGGCATGATATTCGACGCCGATAGAGACGCAGCACGTGCTATTGATACTGGTGGTCGAATTGAAGCTGCATTGATCGGCTTTAACTGGGTAAACGAGTGCTGGAACCCTAATGAGCAGGAGAAGCAGACACTGATACGGTTAATCAGTTCGGACGCTGGCAGAAAGTGTCAGGATGAGCTGTTCGGAAAGTTGATGCAGACGTTTGTTGAAGAGTGTGAAACAAAGTATACAACAGACGTAGGCGCTGTGATGATGTACTGCGAAATCCGTCATCTTGGAGGTCGCGGCCCGGCTGAAAGGATTTTTGATCGTCTTAACGGCGATTACTCTCTCGACAACATCATGGCTTCACTTGTGAAAGACCAGCGCGACAAGTCAAACGACAATCAGGTGGGCGACACCAAATTTTGGGTGCGCCATCTAAAATGCAAAGAGTTTATCGAGCGCTATGCAGTGCCGGAGACTAGCGACAACAAAGTGGAAATTAATGCACCAGCACCGGCGCAGGTTAGACCAGCAGGAACATGTACCGTAAAAGAGATTCTTGACATCATGCGTGCTTGGCTCGGACTTTCCCGGGCGGCAGGTACACATCGACTGATTATCGACCTGTATAACTCGTATAGGCCGCTCGCAAGAGGGTATGCCGTTCAGTACGAGGATGCGTACTGTGCGACGACTGTGTCCGCGGCGTTTATCAAAGCCGGGGCAGTTGCCCTTATCGGAGGAACCGAGTGCGGTGTCGAAGAGTTCATCAAGATATTTAAGAACAAAGGCATCTGGATTGAAGACGGTAATGCGGTTCCGAAGGTTGGTGACATCATTTGCTATAACTGGGATACGTCGTACCAGCCGAATGATGGTTACGCTGACCACATAGGAATCGTAGAACGCGTTGACACCACAAGTCGGACGATGACCGTAATCGAGGGCAACATAAACGGCATGGTAGGCCGCAGAACGATTGCTTTTGGCTGGGGATACATCCGTGGATTTGCAAGACCCGACTACTGGACGGACGAGTCGTCGACGGACACGGGTACTACAGTGAGTACGCCCCCGGCTAAAGCATCAATCACAGTCGAAGAAGCTGCTCAGAACACGATCGCCGGCAAGTATGGAAACGGAGACGCGCGTAAAAAGCAAATTGAAGCTCTCGGTCTTTCGTATGACGAGGTGCAGGCCCGCGTGAATGCGATACTGTTAGGCTCTGACACAACGGTTACGAGCCAGACCGCAGACGTTGCCCCTGCCCGTTCGCATATGGCACAGCTGGCTGGTGCGTATCGAGTTACAGCGAGTAGCCTGAACTGTCGTTACAAGCCGGGCGTCCTTAGCGACGACAATATTATTACGAGAATTCAAAATGGCGAACTGGTACAGTGCTACGGCTACTATACGGAAATCGGACGAGACCTTTGGCTTCTCGTTGAGTATAAGAACGTGACTGGATATGTGTCCAGCAAATACCTGAGCAAATTGTAAGATTTAAGAGGCGGTAGATAACATGATACGTTGCGTAATGAAAGGCAACTTTAAGTATACAGAAAGCTGGCTTAATCAGCTAAGGAAGCGGGACCTTATGACCACTCTTGTAAGATGCGGTGATATGGGTATACAGGCGTTGTCTGCCGCCACACCTAGAAAAACCGGTACGACAGCCGAGTCTTGGTACTATGACGTTGTAGTTACTGAGCACGCGTCTACTATTGTGTTTAAAAACCGTAACACAACCGAGCATCATTACACGACCAAAAAGGGTGAAGAACGAACGAGCAACATTCCTGTAGTAGTTCTTATTCAGTATGGGCATTCGTATAACGGCGCATTTGTAGCTGGGCGGGACTTTATCACACCCACCCTGCAACCAATATTCGATAAGATTGCAAAAGAAGCGTGGGAGGAGGTGACCGCTAGATGAGTCGGGAACTTGGAAACGATCAGTGGATTGCGTCATTCCAATTTAGGACGAACGATTTCGACAAAAGTGTGGCCAGTGCTATATCGGGGCTGGATCAGCTTAAAGCGTCGATGTCTGCCATTGAAAAAGTTAAAGTAAACACAAAGGCGGTCGCCGACAAAATCACGACCCCGTTTAAGGCTGTTGGAACAGCAGTCAACACGGTTAAGGCAGCGACCCAAAGCGTGGCCGGCACCGTTAGCAGTGCGTTTAACGCCGTTACTGCACCAGCTAGGGCAGTCAGCAATGCGATAAACGGCGTGAAAAACACCGCAGCGGCAGCAGCAAATGCTATCGGCGGCGCGTTTGAAAAAATGAACAAGCTGGTCAACCCGTTTGCCGGCAGGAAGAAGACGGCCGCTACAGACATCGTTGACATAACGAGCTTTAGTAGCGTCTTTAATTCCATGAAGGCGTCGGTTGACAGTCTGAATCAAAAGTTTTCAACGAGCGGTGTAATCTGGCAGCAGGTTATCAAGAACTTCACTGATTACGGCATGAAGCAGTTCAATAAGCTTAGCAGTAAAGTGACCGGCGTGTTCTCTTTGATGAAAGAGGGCGGCTGGGCCCGAGCTGAAAAGATTGCGAACGCAAAGTTTAGTCTGTCAGGTTTGAACGTCGAATGGGACGAGATTTACGGGGATCTTGATTATGCAGTAAGCGGTACTGCGTATGGTTTGGACGACGCTGCACAGGCGGCATCTAGGTTTGTCGCCTCAAACATTAAGGCCGGCTCTGAGGAAATGAAGACCGCGCTTCGAGGCATCGCTGGCGTTGCAGCAATGACGAACAGTGCGTATTCTGACATCGCAGATATCTTCTCTGATATTGCTGGTATGGGTAACGTTTCCGACATGCAGCTTGACCGAATGGCCATGCGTGGTTTAAACGGTGCCGCCACCCTCGCTAAAGCTCTTAACACCGACGAGGTCACGCTTCGGAAGATGGTGTCGAAGGGCGAAATCACTTTTGACATGTTCTCGAAGGCGATGTTTGACGCATACGGCGAGCACGCGGCAAACGCAAATGCTACGTATTCAGGTTCGTTGTCGAACATGAACGCCGCCTTTAAGAAGATCGGCGCTGAGTTTGCCGCACCGTATCTTGAGAACGTTAAAGACGTCTTTAACTCAATCCGACTGCTGGTTAACGAGATAAGACCCTTTACAGACCAGATCGCTAAGATTTGGGGTGTCGTTCTTAAAGAAGCGGTTGCTTTTATTACAGGCAAGCTCGACAAAATTACAGAAGTGCTTAAGTCAGCAGACGGCGTGTTTGCTAAAGCGAAAGCATGGCTTACTGAGTTTGCCAAAAAGTTTACTGACGGCGAGCTTTCGCTGAAAATAATCCTTGAACGAGTTAAAGCGATTCTTGGCATCGTTAAGCCGGTCGCTACCAAAGTCACAAAAACGGTTGCACCCACGGTCGAGGGTATCACAAAGTCAGTATCTACGGTTAAAGAACACATCTCTGGCGCGGTTGCGTCTGCTAGCGAAGGCTTTAGCAAGGTTAACAGCACATTTAAGCCGATCTTGACAGCTGTCAATAACACGGTCAAGCCGATTACAGACCGTGTGACGACAACAATAGAAACCGTTAACACTGAGATTGCTACCGCTCGCAAAAATCTTAAGCCGGTCACGGATGCCGTTAGCAAGGTCGTTAACGAAAGTGCAAGCAAGATAAAGCTGGCGCAAGCCTTTTTAAAGCCCGTTAAAGACACCGTTGTTAAGACGGCAACCGCTGCCTCAAAAGCGGCTGAACCGTTCAAGACAGCTTTAACCACGGCTAACACAGCAGTAAATTCCCTCAAATCAAGTTTTGGTGCACTTGCTGCTCCATTTAAGCCAGTCATCAGCGCACTCGACAAAGGTAACGGGCGCATAACAGCAATCAAGGAAAATGTCGGCAAAATTGTGACCGATGTTTCAACCAAGCTTGAGCCAGTGAAGCCAGTTGTTACCACAATTCAAAATGCGGTGACTAAAACGAAAGACGCGTTTGGCGAGGTCGCTACCAAGCTTGAACCTGCTGCCGAAACTGTAGCTGCCATATGTGAAACCGCCGAAGAGATTTCCGCTCTAGCTGATCGGGTTATGAACGGCGAGTTTGGAAACGGTGCTGACCGATTTAATGCCCTCGTTGACGCCGGGTATAACTATCTTCGTGTACAGGATGACATCAACAAACGGTATTACGGCATTACGTGGTCGCTGGCTGACAAAACAGATGCAGAGCTGCAAAGCCTAGGATATACCGAAGAGCAGATCGCGTTGCTTAGAGAGCAGGCTAAGTGGGCGGAGAACGTTGCCGAGACCGCCGAGGTGATTGAAACTACCGTCGCACTTACGATGACCGAGTTATTGTCGTTTGGTGGCCCGAACACAACAAAGCTATTTTCATTGGAAGGCTTGCAATCAGTTGTACAGGCGCTTAGGATGTCGTTTGAGGTTCTTAAGTCTGTCGGAAAAGACCTTATCGGAATCGTCACGACTCTTGGTAAGGCAATCTATGAAGGCATCAGCAGTACCTTCGTTGTCGGTGACATCACAAGCCCGCTTCAGGTGATCCTGAATACGATTCGTTCCATCGTCGCCAGTGTTAAAGAGTACGTGGAAGCACCTGAGAACAATGAGAAGCTTGTGAAAATTGTTAAAGGTGTTGCTTCGTGGTTCAGCATCATATCTCGATTGAAGTTTGCGGTCTTTAATAAGTTCCTTCGACTGCTCGGATGGGCTGCCGATAACGTACTCCCGCCGATACTTGATTTAGCAGCGAGGATTGGCGGCGTTCTGTCTGACATAAATGCTGTATTCCAAGAGACAGACGTATTCAACACTTTCTTTGACACACTTGGACAATGGCTAAATGACACCGGCATTATACAGGCAGCAGGCGCGTTTGGTACCGGTGTGTTCAAGGCGATCGGCGACTTTGCTGAATGGGCTGGCGATAAGATTGAGACGTTTATTCGCTGGCTTAGCAAAGTGAAATCACCAATGGATGCTTTAAGCGGGATTGGCTCTGCTATATCGAGCGGATTCTCAAGTCTTTGGTCTACAATCAAGAACTTTGTGAGCGGAACGACTGGCGGTGCTGACGATGCCTGGCTGACTTCGTTATTGCCGTCGGTTGACGTAGATACCGTTTTAGCGAACTTAAAAGAGATTCCTGGTAAAGTTATCGACTTTGTTACTGGCATCCCGTCAGCGATTTGGGACGGACTTAAATCAATCGGACGCGGCGCTCTTAACGTCGGCGCTAAACTGATTGACATGGTTTTTGGCACAACGGTTTACGCCGATGACGGAACCGAGACCGCTAGGGGCAGTGAAGCCGCGATTGATGCTCTGCTTAGCCTGTTCCCGAGTACCGAAGAAATACTGGCGCTTCCGGGTAAACTATGGGACGACACATGGAAACTCCTTAAGCAAGGGGCCAGCTTCGCAGGTAAGTTCCTTAATTGGGTTTTTGGTTCGCTTGGCGGTGACAATACAGATGGCGAACCAGCCATAACCCTGTTGGCTGGCTGGATTCCAGTTCCAACAAGATTGGTAGAGTTTGCAACCGGGATATGGGACACGGTGTCTCCGTTGCTCGCTGATGCTGCCAATTTTACGACACAGTTGATTCATTGGCTGTTTGGCGCGCCCACGTCCGAAGACGGTAGCGAAGTAACGGAAGAGGGTATTATACAAAAACTTCTCGACAAGTTGCCTAGCTATGAAACATTGAAAGGCATTCCTGGAACGTTGTGGGACGGTACGTTAAAGCTGCTTAAGGGAACCGCCAGCGTTGCGACTAACCTTATCAATTGGGCTTTTGGGACTGACGAAACGCATGAAGGCATAATGCTGTTGTTGCACGGTGCTATGCCTACCGCTGAAGAACTGGCTGGTATCGTTGATACTATATGGGGCGGAGTAAGCCCGCTTCTTGAAGGCGCAATTAACATCACGTCACGACTGATTGCTTGGCTTTTTAGCGTACCGTATCCGTTTGACGAAAGCGGGCGAGAGCCTGGCGAGATAGCTGTCAGCATGATCGAGAAGTATCTTCCGACTGCCGAAGACATCGGTGCTATTCCTGGCGCGCTTTGGAACGGCATACAGAAGGTACTCTCCGGTGCCGAGAACATCACCGGGCTATTGATTGACTGGATCTTTGGAACCCCGGTTTATGCCGATGACGGGACGTCGACACGAGACGGCGACATTATCGCCCGTATCGCTAGCTATATTCCTACGGCCGATGAAGTCGTAGCTGCGTTTAAAGGCGTTCCCGGCGATATTATTGCTGGACTTGAGCAGGCAAAAACCGTAGCCGGCACTGTATGGGATGCAATAGTTGAATTTGTCCTTGGCATTCCGTTAAAGACGGGTGAAGGCGAGGATACCACGGTTGGTGGACTTATTGACATCATCAAACAGTCTATCCCTACGGTCGATGAAGTCGTAGCTGCGTTTAAAGGCGTTCCCGGCGATATTAAGGCTGGATTGGAGCAGGCAAAAACCGTAGCCGGCACTGTATGGGAT